GCACCGTCGGGGAAAATCGTTGTTTTTGGGGAAGGGGAAAGGTGCGGGGATACAAGGTGAAGGGTGGGGGGATTTGGGTTGTTGCAATCACCCGTGCAACCTGTATGCTGATGATGTCGGGATAAGGAACACCGACAGAAAAGGGAACATCATGGAAACCATCAAGGCAATGACACCAAATCAGATTGACGCAATCTGGTTGCAGAAGCACAGCGCATCACATCGCGTCGCTGACCGTATCGCGATGCAAGTTGCTTCAATGGAACATTATGTTGGTCGCAAGGTTCGTGGCGCACGCGGCACGGTCTATTTGCACCCGACAGATGACCGACAGATGACCACCGATGAAATCGTGTCGCTGTATGCGAATGGCGAAAAGACCATGAGCGAGATTGGCAACCGCGCCGACAAGGTTGCATCGTTCAACAAAGCCAATGAAGAACTTTCCGCAATCAAGAATGAGATTGCGACGATTGACGCAGAATTCAAAGCACGCGGCGGATGGTCACGCTTCTTCCTTGTGACTTCTAGCAGCGGTCACATCCATTCATCCATGCATTGCCACACTTGCAACAAGGGCAAGAACATGACCACCTTCGCGCTTCTGCCAAGCCTTAGCGGTGCAACTTTGGAAGCGGCTGTTGCAAAAGTTGGTGCGGGTCTTTGCTCAGTTTGCTTCCCCGATGCGCCTGCCGAATATCAGGAACAGAAGAAAATCAGCGCAGCAGTTGCGACGGTTCTTCTGGAAACCGCTGATGAAGCCGCGTTTGATGAAGCGATGGCAAAGGCGGATGCCCGCGCCGCCAAGCGACTTGCAAAGGTAGGTGCGTAGTGTTTCCCCCTACGGGAACGGTGCGGGCAATTCCGCTTGCCCGCACCGTTCTTGGGTGGGCGTATGGTTCAATTGATTGGGCAAAGGATGTGATTCATGGGCGGTAAAGGTTCGGGCAGGAAATCAAAACCTGTGGAACAACATATGCGGTTGGGCAATCCTTCAAAGAAGAAGTTGCCTACGAAACAGGAACTTGCGCAGATTGTTGGGCTTCCAACTGCGGTTGTGCCTGAACCGCATCGCCCGCTTGGGCAGACGGGTCGCGGATTGTGGGAACAAATCTGGTCATCTGGTGCTGGCTGGTTGTCGCGTGGCATGGATGCCGAAGTGGTGTTGCTGGTCTGTGAAGCATCTGATGAGCGCACGCGGCTTCGCGTGAAGTTGCAGCAACAGCCTGATGCTTGGCGTGATAGGCGTGCGTTGCGTGAATTGGAACGACAAATCATTTCTTTGCTTTCGCTTATCGGCTTCTCACCAGCAGACCGTGCTTCTTTGGTGACGGGTGCGCCGCAGGGCGGGAACTTGACGGATTTGCACAAGCGCATCGCGGATAAGCGTGCTACCCGATAAATCTTGGCAGCCCGCATATTTCACGAAGCGGATTGATGAAGCGTCTGATGGCGATGAATTGATTGCGTTTGCCAATCAGCATTTCAGAGTGTTGAAAGGTTTCCGTGCTGGCGAACCTTTGGATTTCACAGATTGGCAGAAATGGTTGTTGGGTTCGTTATTGGAACGACGCAAGGCGGATGGGAAGTTGCGTTATCGTCGCGCGCTTATCGGTTTGCCGCGCAAGCAAGGGAAGTCATTGATGGGTTCTGCGTTGGCTGTGTATTCAATGATTGCTGGCGAAGCAGGTTCGGAAATTTATGCGGTTGCTTCCGATAAAGACCAAGCGCGCATCATCTTCGGTGAAGCGAAGCAGCAAATCTTGTCGTCGCCTGTGTTGTCGGCGGAAGCGCGTGTGTTGCGGGATGCGATTGAGATGCCGCGCTTTGGTTCTGTGTTTCGCGTGTTGTCATCTGACTTTCGCGGGCAAGCAGGTTTGAACCCGTCGCTGGTTTTGTTTGATGAATTGTGGGCGCAGAAGTCAAGCGATTTGTTTGAACAGATGGTGCAGGGTTCGGGTAACCGTTTGGAACCCTTGATTGTGAGCATCACAACTGCGGGATATGACTTGGACACGCTCGCAGGGCAGATGTATCAATATGGCAAAAGTGTTTCTGCTGGCGAAGTGGATGATGTGTCGTTTGGGTTTTGGTGGTGGGAAGCGGATGCTGATTGCAAGATTGATGACCCGAAGCAATGGCGTAAAGCGAACCCGAACATTGCGGAAGGTTTGATGAGCGAAGAAGATTTGCAGGTTGCGGTGAAGGCTTCGTTTGAAGGTTCGGAAATGTCTGTGCGTCGTTGGCGTTTGAACCAATGGGTTCGTTCGCAGGAAAGTTGGTTGCCTGTTGGGGCGTGGGAACAATGTCGTTCCGATATGGAACTGTCTGATGATTTGCCTGTGTGGGTTGGAATTGATATGGCTTTGAAGCATGACAGCATTGCGGTGGTTATCGCACAGCCGCAGGATGAACGGGTTGTTGTGCGTTCTAAGATTTGGCAACCGAAGGATGAAGGCGTGGATGTTGCTGATGTGGAAAAGTATTTGCGTGAACTACATCTGAAATATGATGTGCGCGAATTCGCGTTTGACCCCGCCTACTTTCAGCGTTCGGCGGAACAACTTGCGGATGAAGGTTTGCGGATGGTGGAATTTCCGCAGAACGGTCAGCGCATGATTCCTGCTTGTGGTCAGGCGTATGAATTGATTGTTGCTGGAAAGGTGGCGCACGATGGTTCGCCTACCTTCACAGACCAAGTGCTTTCGGCTGCGCAACGCATGACCGATAACGGTTGGCGATTGAGCAAAGGCAAAAGCAAACGAAAAATTGATGCGTGTATTGCTATGGTTATAGGGCTAGACAGGGCAACCAGAAAACAAACACCCATCATTGACAATGCCCCGATGGTGGTGAATGTGTGGACATGAACAACTTCTTCAAACAATTCACCCGAAGTCGCGTCACAACCGCGATGGAACTGATTGGATTCGGGTTGGTTTCGGTAGGAATTGGGTTCATTTCAGTACCAATTGCGTTCATTGTGGCTGGTGTTCTTCTCATCACCGCAGGGATAATGGCAGCATGAGCATCCTTCGCAAGCGCGAACAGCGCGCACTTCCATCCACGATTGACCCCTATGGCGTAACCGCCCGCCCGTTTTACAGCAACTATTCAGGCGAAGTGGTCAATGAAGTAACAGCGTTCGCACATTCCGCTGTTCTTGCTGCTGTGACTTTGCTGGCTGACAGCATCGCATCAATGCCACTTGAATTGACGCGCACACGCGGCGGAAGAATTGAACGCCTGCCAACCCCATCAGTTCTTATCAAACCGAACGAACATCAGACAATGTTTGAATTCGTACATCAAACGATGGTGACACTTGCAATTCATGGCAACGCATACATCTATGCACCCAAAGGTAACAATGGACTTCCTGTTGAGATGCGCAACTTGCATCCGCACGAAATCAAGAATGTTGTCTATAACGACATTGGCGAAATCGTTTATGAAGTTGGGCGCAGCCAATACACCAACAAAGAAATTCGCGCAATCCATTGGTTGATTTTGCCGAACCAGCGTCGCGGCATTTCACCGCTGGAAGCGATGCGCAACACAATCGGAATGGGAATTGCGATGGACAGATTCCTTGCGCAGTTCTACGGTGAAGGCGCAACACCGCAATCCGTTTTGGAAACTGACCAGCCGATAACCACAGACCAAGCCGCAGTTCTTCGTGACACTTGGGAAGAAGCACATTGGAAACATCGCCGCCCCGCAGTTCTGTCTGGCGGTTTGAAGTGGCGTTCAATCACCACAAGCGCAGCCGATATGGAAATGATTGCGCACCGCGAAGCAATCGTGCGCGATATCGCACGCGCATATCGCATCCCGTTGTTCTTGCTTGCTGGTACGGGCGGCGATACGCAAACATATTCCAATGTTGAAAGCACGGGTTTGAACTTTCAGCGATACACATTGCTTGCTTGGCAGCGTCGTCTTGAAGATTGCTTTTCGGAAATGTTGCCAATCACACAGCGTGTTCGTTTCAACAGCGACGAATTCACGCGCGCCGATTTGCTCACCCGCGTGAAGGCACAGCAAACGCAAATCATGGCTGGCACTTTGACACCGAACGAAGCACGCGAAATTGAGAACCGCGAACCGTATGAAGGTGGCGACCAATTCGTGATGGGTGTCGCAGGAACAGCGATTGCTGGCGTGGAAGGCGGCGACCTGCCGACATTGGGAACTGACCAAGTTCCACCTGAGCGCAGTTACAGGAACGAAGTAGTTGTGAACCATGCGCCGATGCCGACACCACTTGTGGTGCATGAGACACCGCAGAACATCAGCATTCAATACCCTGAACAGACGGTGAATGTAGAACCACCAATCATCAAGTTTGACCCGCAGACCATAAACATTCCCGAAACTGTCGTGAATGTGCAAGTACCCGAACCGCGTTTTGTGCGTCGCACAGTTGAACGGGATGCTGATGGTCGCGTGTCAGCAATCATTGATGAAAGGATTGATGGCTAATGGCAACAGGAATTTCTGATTATCTCGCGGATGCGTTATTGGATTCGGTTGGCAACAACACTTCGTTTGCTGTTGCAACCGTGTATGTGAAACTTCATGTTGGTGACCCGTCAGGAACAGGCACAGCAAACCCTGCGGTGGAAGTGACACGCAAAGCAGTTTCGTTTGCAGCCGCATCATCGGGCGTGCTTTCTTCCGATGCCGCTGTGACTTGGACAAACATCGCAGGTTCGCAAGATGCAACCTTTTTCACCGCTTGGGATGCCGCAACTTCTGGCAACTTCCTTTTCTCTGGCACGATAACTGCAAACCCGTACACCGCAGGCGACACCTTCACAATTGCTTCTGGCGATTTGACAGTTTCACTTACCATCGCGTCATAAAGTCATCGGGCAGTTTGCGCCATGACAATCAACTATCGCTTCATAGTTGATACGAATCAATTGGATGATGCCGAAGTTGGATTAGGTTCACCGTTTGTAAATCTTGAACGGTTCGCGCTGGATGCGTCACCGTTGAATGATGAAGGTTTTGGTTTGGATGGCGATGATTTGTCATTCAAGGTTGTTGGTTCTGCGGATAGTGAAGCGGGCGAATTGTTTGCGCAGGCTTCTGCGGAAATCATTGTCAC